CGCAGAGCCGGGTGGAGCTGGCCGCGGTAGCGCACGTCGCCGGCCTGGTGCACGCCCTGCAGGAAGTGGCCCAGGGAGCGGAACTTGGGCGATTCCTCGGGGGCGCGTTCCGGCCGCGGCGCGGCGTCGCTGGCCATACGCTTGATCTCGTTCAACTGCGAGCCCTCCGCCTGCAGCCGCTTGGCGTCGGCGATCATCGCCGGAACCTTCGCCTTTTCCTCGGCCGGGGCAGTGGGATTCTCCAAGACGGCCCGCGCCTGCAGGAGCAGGCTCTCGGCCTCTTGCCGTTTCTCGGTTTCGGTAGCCATAGCTACACCTCCATGTCAAGCTGAAGTTGCAATAGGTCGATTTGCGCCAGCAACTCGTCGGTGGGTGGCGTAGCCGGCCCGGCCGCCTTCGTGGCGCTATGTGGAGCGGGATTGCTCCCGGTGTCCATCGTCAGGATTTCGTCGCCGTCCTCGTAGTTGGCCCACTTGGTGATGTCGCTCTCGATGCCGTCCAGGTGCTCCCGGATGCTGCCGATGCGCTGATTGAGCGCTTCCAACTTGGCGCGCTGCAGGCGCCGGCCGGCCTTGGGGGGCTGCTCTTCCTTGTCGGCCTCGCTGGAGTAGAGAGCCCGCACCTGGGCCTCGGCCTCCGCTTCGGTGTCGTGCAAGTAGAGCACGTCGCCCATGCGGTTGCCCTCTTCGTCCAGCTTGTAGATGCCCCACTGGTCACCCACGGGGAACACGCCCCAGGGCTTGCCCTGCGAGGGAGCCGCCTCCTTGGCGCTCGTGGTCATGGTCGCTTCGTTCATCCCCCAGATGACCGGGGACAGCTCGTACAGCTTGATAGTGCGCAGGTTGCGGGCCATCGTGGGGCCGGCGGGGCCGTTTACCTCGGTATAGTCCTTGTCCATCACGTCGTAGCCGAATGACCACTCATCCACCGCGCCGGCCTTGATGCGCGAGAAGGCCCCAGCCCCCTCTGGCGTGTCCAGGAGGAATTGTACCTTGGCCCAGGCGCCGCCCGTCGCCTCGGGGTAGCGCTCCAAGATGGTCGCCGGCAGCTCGGCGCGGGCAAGCTCGCGCAGGGCGATGGGCCGGCCCACGACGTTCAGCACGCTTTGGGCGTTGTGCTGATCGAGCACACGCACTTTCCCGCCGCGCTCGGCAAAGGTTTTGGCGAACGCGCCCGGGTGCACCACGTCGCCCCCGCCATCGAGGACGCCGAACACGCTCCAGATGGCTTCCACGACACCCTGGTCGTCAGCACCCAGTAGGAGGCCGGTTGACAGTTTGTGTTCCATTCTTCACCTCGCTCGGGCCGGCCCTCATTCGCCGGTTCAGCTCTTTGTCCTCTTCCAGGCAGACGGGGCAGACGTGCATCGTCTCGGCACCTTCCACCAGGACGGCGATGATCTCAGTCTTGCGCTTGCAGCGCTCACAGGTAAAGACGATTGCGCCCATCATCACTCCACCACCGGAAGCACAGTGCAGCGGCAGTTGATCGTGTTGCCCGGGCTACCGCGCGGATCTCCGGGGAAGCGCAGCTTCTCCCCGCTCACGTCAAAGTCCTCGTCGATTCCCACGACCTGCCCATTCGGCTCGGCGTGGTCGAAGTCCTCGCGGCGGGTGCGGTTGTCGATGGTGGAAAGCCATTCCTTCTTTTGCACGCCCCACTCGCGGAATTGCTCGAAGGAGCCCTCGTTGGAGGCGCGGATCGTCTCGGTGCGGGCGATGGCCTCGCGCCGATACTGCGGCATCCGGTCGCCAAACCAGGCCGCCTGTTCGTCCGTGAGCTCGGCCGCGGGGTCCATCCACACGTCGAACATCGTTTCCATCGCCCGGCTCGTCTGTTCGATGGACCATCCTTCCCGCATGGCCCGCTGCAAGAGATAGTCCATCCAGGCCTTGGTGGTGTCGTCGATGGGCTGGGCAAATTGCAGAACGTAGCTCTTAAACCATTCCTCGGCCGCCAGGTTGCGCACGTTCCATTCAACGCCCAATTCGACGGCCCATTTCTGCGTCTGGTCCTCGATCACGCCGGCGATGACCGGGGTGAACTCATCGCGCCAGTTCTCGATGCTGCCCCTGGCCATGTAGTCACCCAGGAGCGTCCCCACCCGCTGCAGGTCGACGGAGGCCTTGCGCCGCAGCGCGCTCTTGCCCTCGGAGTTCAGGATGGCGAGGACGTGGCGGCGGTCGAACTCCAGCGCCTGTTGGGCGGCGCGGGAGAAGTCCGGCTCCCAGGCCCGGGCAATGCGGTCAATGCGCTTCCAGGCCAGGTCCTTGCTCTCGGGGGCAAAGGACTTGCGGGCGGCCTTCTCTTCTTCCTCGGACTCTTCCTCCGCCTCGGCCGCGCCCTCGTTGTCCTGCTCCGGGGCCGCTGGCTCTTCCTCTTCCGCCGGGGGATTGTCCTGCCCGGTAAAGGGCAAGAGCTGCGGCGGAGTGGGAGCGGGAGGCGCCGTCACGTCCTCCACCGTCTGCACGCCCATCGGCAGGAAGCCCAGGTCGGAGCCGTCGAACTCTTCCACCTGCAGCCCCACCGTCGCGTAGGCCAGGGCGGCCGGCGTGCCCATCTGCCACATCTGGTAGGCGGCCGCGACCTGCACCGTCTTGTCTTGTTGCAGCGCCGGGACGTGGGACAGGTCGTATTGCACGAACTCGCGCCCACCTTCATCCTGCAGGTAGTAGGCGTCCTCGTTCTCGAAGAGGTCCTTCTCTGGGATGAGGGTATCTTCCCAGCAAGCGCGGCGCGCCTCCTGATAGTTGGCATAGGTGGAGCGGTTCAGCCCCACGCGCGTGCCGATCAGGATGGGCGGCACGCCGAACGGGCCAAGGATGCGGCTTTCATTGCGCTCGTCGATGCCGTCGAATCCTAGCTCTTCAAAGGTGAAACCTACCCGCTGATACTCCCCGGCGTTGTCCATCACGGCGATCTCCGAGGCCATTGCCTCGTAGCCACCATAGACCTCGCTCCAGCGCTCCCGGATGCGGGAGACCATGTCGTCGTCGAGGGCATCGGTAAACTTGAGGATGCCCGACGGCAGCGCGCCCTTCTGGAAGAAGAGCTTTAGGAACTTGGTCACCATGTTGTCGACGTCGGCGGAGTAGGCCAGGGGCGAGATGGGGGAGAGGCCATAGCCCAGCCCCTCCAGCTCGTCGCCAGGGTTGGGCAGCTTCGTGTGCATCATGTCCTGGGGAAGGATGGGGATGCCATCGGAGTAGGCCTTGCCCTCGGGGACGTAGAGATAGCCCAGAAGGCCCTTGCTCTCCTTGCGCGGGATGATGAACACCCGATCCGGGCGCAGGGGATAGAGCCCCAGGGGCGTGCCGCCGCCGCGGGGCCGGTCGCACATGGTGAAGGAGTTGCCCGATAGATTGAGGTAGGTCACGCGCAGCATCTGGAAGGTACGCCAGGCCATGTGCGGGTTGGGGCGGGCGCAGAGCTGGGCCAGGGGGGCATCGGCCGGCAGCGGCTCGGGGTTGTCGGGATCTCCCGTATAGGCGCGCAGGGGCACGCCCGACAGCGCCCGCGCCTTGTACATGATGGCCCCGTAGATCAGGGTATTCAGGTTAAAGCCCTCGGCCACATAGGTTCTGTAGTCGTAGATTTGCCAGTGGGGCCGATCAAGTCTAAAATCAGGCCAGGCCAGCGGCATCACCTTATTGCCCATCCGGCGCTGGGGAGTGCTACGAAATAGGGCCCGCCACGCTTCCCGAATGCCCATTGTCCACCTCTGCGGTAGGTTGGGCGCTCGGGGCGCGCTGCTGTTTTACATTATAACAGATTTGGAGCAATGCCACAAGGGGGAAGGCGCTGACGTGCCTCTCCCCGTGGTGCTTGCGCTCCAAGATGACCATCTCGCCATCGGGGTCAATCGCCCCGATGATGGAGCCACACTTGCAACGGAGTGGTATCAGTGGTGTCGGTTGGCTCATCCCAGGTACACCCCTCGGCCCTGTTGCGCCGCCCGCAACATGAGCGCTCTTGCCATCACCGTGTCGTCGTGCACGCCCTCGGGGGCGGAATAGGTCGCCCGTCCCGTCGTGGCGCTCACCTTGCGCTCGTAGGCCTCCAGCTCGGCCGTCCATACCCGATCGTCGAAGAATTGCCACTCGCCGCGCTCGAGCGCAAGAGCCAGGTTCTCAATGAGCGGCGGCTTGCTCTGCGCCGTCGTGGCAAAGCCCCGCACCGGGACGCCGTCGTGATGCAGCTGGTCGATGATCGGCTCACCCATCGCGTTCGACTCCGCCAGTACTACGGCCGGCCGCCATTGCTCGAACATCTGCTTGACGCGGTCCCGTTGGGCGATGTAGTCAATCTGGTTGAAGCGGGCCCGCGCCACTTCACGTTTGCAGGTGGGGCAGCCCAGCGAGAGCACGGTAAAGTCGCGCTGCTTGCCCCAGTCGATCCCCAGGACAACCTTGTGCCCGGCATGTTCCTTCGGGTCCGTCGCCGTCGCCCCCAGGCAAGCGGCGATGTTATGGAACACGGCCCCCTCGTTGTCCAGGAACTCGGCCATGATCTCCTGCCGGTAGGCCTCGGCCGTCATATCGCCCGAGATCTCCTCAAGCGCGGCCGTTGACAGGTAGGGATTGCACATAGACGGCATCTGCCATGCCGCCCAACGGCCCGAATCATTGCCCAGCGCCTGCGCGTACAGGTGAAAGGCGTGGTTCTTGCGCTTTGGAGTGAACGCAAACACCGCGTCCCCATCATTGTCGAGGAGCATCGGCGCGCCCACCTCATCCCACACCTCGCCTTTCATGATGCTGTACTCGTCGAGCAAGAGCAGGTCGGCATAGTCACCGCGGGCCGTGTTGGCATCCCATGCCGTCTTGGCGCGGATGCGGCCTCCGCCTTTCGCCAGCAGCTCCAGGGTGCGCTCCGTCTCATTCTTGCGCACCAGGCCGGCCGCGATGGGCGCCGCCAGGGCGTGACGACATCCTGTCCAGAATGCGCCCGTCTGGTCTGCCGTGGGGGCCAGCTCCAACACTCGCCGCCCCGCAAGCATCGCTTCAACCGCCAGGATGGTAAAGAGCGTCGTCTTGCCCGATCTACGTCCCAGTACCACAACACGGCGTTTCGCCGGGCTGCTCTTGATCTCCGCTTGCAGTTGATGCGGGCTGGGCAGGCGAATCTGTATTTCCATAGAGTATCCTGAAAATGACCTCGTTGGGCACATCGACGTCAATGCCCTGCCGGGGCATCCCGAGCAAGTAGGAGGCAATGGCCTTCCAGGCTGACACGTCGCCGCGTTCCGCCTTGCGCGCGATGGCCTCCGTCATCTTGCGAAAGCGAGCTGGGGGAACGCCGCGCTGAACGGCGTGCTGATATTCCTCTTCAACTGCGCGCGGGGGCCGACCCGGGCTCGATGTAGAGTGTCCGGGGAGGAACTTACCCTTGGCGTCTCTTTCCGCTTTTCCTTCCATCTATATCGTCCAGCGGGCTGCAAGTCACCTGCAGATACCCGGCTACTCTTTTGCACTCCATCAATTGCGCCGCCGCCAGTACCGCATCCTCCGGTAAATCTAGCGTCACTCGCAGCCCCCCATCGGCAAGGGTTTGCACTCTGGCCACGGAGGCGGGGAAGGTGATTCCGTCCATTTCTTGCCCTCATTGTCATCTGCCAAGTAGGGCGGCAGACCAGGACAGGTGGTCGTCTGACCAACCGAGTTGGTCTGCCTAATCAGCGTCAGCACGGCAGCGACGTCGGCAAATGCATTCGCCAGGTCGCGGCAGAGGCTGGCCAATAGGATCAACTTGGCTTCGAGTTCTTTGTCCATCGCTTGCCCATCCATTCGAGCATATCCCAGTCAGAGTTGAGCGGGTCGACCAGGTAGCCCACGCCCCCCGCTACGATAACCGCCCCCTGATTCATCATCGGCCTCCTGCTGTGCTCGAGCGACACGTAGGGCAGCTTCTCCAGGTGGAACAGACCGCCGCTGTCGATGATGGTGTAGCGCCCCGAGCGGTCCCGGCGTACCCCGATGGTATGCCCGTGGGCGACGATCACGTTGCATAGGAACTTGGCCGCCAGGTCGAGCCCCACAGATCCCGGAGTGACCGAGGCATTCTTGGGATGCTCGATCTGCCATATCCGGCCGGCCGAGGTCAGGCGGCAGTGATGATAGGGACTGGCCTCGATGCGGTCGACCGCGCCCATCAGGGTATATATCCGCGCCGGGTCGATCCCCAGGAAGCGCACCGCCAGCTTGAGCAAGCGCACGTCGTGATTGCCAGCAATCCACAGGATGCGCTCGAACTGTTGCGCCAGCCGGCCCAGGAACTCCGCCCCGGCATCGAGCTCATCCGCGGTCGACGGGCTGGGCATCTCGAGCGGGAACGGCCCGACCATGTCCATGTCGTACAGGTCGCCAGCGATGATGCACTGGCGCAGCCCCCACACACCCGCTAGCCGTAGGACCTGGCTGGAAAAGGTGCTGTCGTGGCGGGGCAGATGCACGTCGCTGATTATCAGCGAATCGCCGGATAGCTGCGCGGCGCCGTTTAGGATAGGTGTCTGCCCAGCCACGACAGAGGAGAGGGCCTTGCTGCGGTGGTACATCGCTGCAACGTAGGACACGCCGGCCCGCTCGCACTCCCCCGATAGATCGACCAGGGGACAGTTGGTAAGGTGCTGCTGCATCTCCTCGGGTACTTTGTCCCAGGAGGATTTCGACATATCTTACAGCTTGCGCGTATGCGCCACCGTGCCGCCACCGAACGCTGCCAGGATTGCCATGACGAGCACGTCCCAGCTGGGCCGCGCGCAAGTGGCCAGCGGGGCCAGGAGCCAGGCCACAATCGCCACCACGGCGCAGGCACCGAAAAAGACGAGCCGCTTCCACTTGGCGGGAAGGGCCTCATAGGCGGGGATGTATTCGGCCACGAATGACAGCACGATGCCGGCCAGAACTGCCAGCGACGGCCCCACCCAGGCTTGCGAAAGGAAGTCACAGAAAGACATGGTATCCTCCTATTTGCCGAGCAATACGCCGGCGACGGTTGCGGCCAATCCGCTCAGAACTGCGACCGATTTGTCAACGATGCTCAAGGTCTTGACCTGCTCTGCCATGTTGTCGAGGTCCGCCCGGTCTGTGGCCCGGTTCACCTCCACCGCATGCAACCGGCCATTGATCCGGTCATGGGCGTCTCTATTCTCACTCCGTAGATCCCTGAGCTCATCCAGTACGTCCCTTAGTGTTACTTCCATATGGTCACCCCAGGAGGCGCAGCACCAGACCGAGGGCACCCAGCATCAGGCCCATAATAGAAATGAAGAGCGCCACATTGACGCTCTTCTGACTCGCCATGCCCTCCGCCTGGTATCGATACATCCGCAGTTCCTTGACCTCGGCGCAGAGAGTTGCTAGCTTCTCGTGTAGCGCATCGGCAGCCAGGACGCGGGCCGTCTCTTCGGCACCGAGCAACTTCTCGAAGTGCTCCTTGAGCGTGACCATCGTGTAAGGTGCTTTTGCCGACATCACGATCCCCCGTAAGTACCAAGGACTAGGTTACTGTGCACATTATAGCACATCTCGATGCGTTTGTCTAGTGTCCCGGATGAGCGTCGACCGCTATGTAAGAAATTGGTCCGAAAGTCACATATAGACCCCTTGACACGGTCGGCACCGTGTGGTATAATGGTCCCATAGCAAGGAAAGATAAGGAGGCCGGGATGGATCAGCACAATCAGGTCAAGATTTACTTGGAGGATGAGATACTGGCGACTGTTGATACCTACCGCGCCGAGTTGCGCGGCAAGGGCATCACGACTAGCCGCTCCAGCCTCATCAGCGCCGCGCTCATCGAGTACGTCCAGCGACGGCGGGAAGAGGCTGCGGGGGAGGCCACCAATGCCGCTCTATAGCCCCGACTCCCTCACTGAACAGCAGCTGGCGGAGCACTTCGACCAGGTCGAGGAAGAGTACGCCTGCTACGGGCATCCCATCACCCTCTGCCGCTCCTGGGCCAGCGGCCCCGTCTGCGAGGAATGTCTCACGGCGGCATCATCCCGCTCGAAGGAAGCTCCGTACGGCCATTGTCATCTGTGCGGCCATCACCCGGAGCATCAGGGCCGCTGCCCGTTCAACGGCACGCCAGCGGAGCATTGCCCCGAGTGCATCCCCATAGCGCGGCGGACCCACGAGCCGCGCGGAGACAGGACATGGCAGAACGCCTGCGCCCACGTTGGAATGAAGTAGGCCTAGCCCCGGCGATGCCGGGAAAGGAAAGCAAAATGTGCCCTATCAAGCGTTATGAGCAGGCCCTGGCAAACGAGGCCCCGCGCTACCCGTACATCGGCAAGCTGCGGAAAGGTGCCCCCAAGGGGGAGAACCGGCCAGGGCGGGAACTTGAGTGGTTCCGCTTCACATCCGAGATCCCCGGCCTCGCCGAGGTCTTTGCCGAAATCTACGGGGACCAGCCCGCCACTTTCGAGATCACCCTGCCCCACGGCACGCCCCGCACCAACTGGGAAGCCTGGTGCGAGGAGTGGAGCGACGGCGGCATCCTCAAGCACCGCTGCGACGGCGAGAAGTGCGTCGTCTGGTACGATTCCAACGGCGTCTATCACACGGCCGCGGCGGGCGCTGGGCCGGACTGCCCCGGGGGATGCTCCGAGGTCCTGCGCATGTCGGTGATGCTGCCCGCCCTGGCGGAGAATGGCCACGTCGGCCTGGTAACGATCGAGACGCACTCGAGCCACGACATCGCCTCCATCCCGCGCTACATCCAAAAGGCGTATGATGACATCTGCCACTACGGCGAGTCGATGGGCCGCAAGATGGACTGCCGTGACATCCTCTTTACCGTGCGGCGGGTCCCCCAGATGATCAGCTCTCCCGTCGGCGGCAAGAAGAATCCCGCCAAGCGCGGCATGGTCAAGCACTACCTGGTACAGATCGTCCCGGCCGCGTCGTGGATCAAGCGGCAGATGGCGGTCATCGAGGAGATACAGGCCGCCCCGGTTGTGCCCCTCCTCCAGTCCCCCGACTGGGAGGATGTGACCAGCGGCGGACGGCCGGTTGTCGAAGTAGAGAAGGAACGACCTCAGCGCCGGCCCCAGGTGATCCCGACGCTCGAGGAAGTCCAGGCGGAGGAGGTCGAGGGGGAGGTCGTCGAGGAAACGCCGGCGCCGGCCCCGCAGAAAAACGGCAACGGCCAGCTGCCCCACTGGGCTGCCGACAGCGTCAACAAGCGCCGGTTCTTGAACGCGCTCTATAACCGGGCCATCTTTGACGGCGACATCTGCAAGGCGCTGAAGATCCCGGACATCGACCACCTGACCGACTTCCCCGGCACCGGGGACGATGCACTGAAGGCGGTCCTGGCCTGGGTCGACCAGAACATCGAGGAATCCCGGCCGGTCTCCGATGAGGTCTTTGAGGAGGTCCCCGTCAATGCCTAAGTACTCCTGGTTCTGGGACCATCCCGAGGAGCGAGCCCGCCTTAACGCCGTGGCGGCCGAGGTCCTACCCCCGCCCCCGTCCGGAGAGCGGCGCAGCGTGTACGTCTGCGACGTGCTCAAGGTGTGGGGCATGGGCGAAGTGCCGAGCTGCGAGGAGGGCATCGCCCGATTGCGGGAATACCAGGCGCGTCAAGTGGCGAAGCTGCGTAGCGCGCCATAGCCGTTACAGTATAACCGCCGGCTACAGGCCGGGCCGGACACCGTAACCGGCACATCCGGGGGTAGTGTAGCGGCCGACATGCAGGCCCCATAAGCCTGAGACCTGGGTTCGAATCCCAGCCCCCGAACTTCACCCGGCGAGATCCGCCGGGGCCGGTTCCCGCCAGCCGGCACAGTAGACCGCCCCAATGGGCGAAAGGACACTTTGGCCCCTGAAGGCAATAACCGCTGATAACCGGGCCCGCGGCGGGGCGGGCCCTATCAAGGAGACACCGATGCTGTACCTGGCGCTGCTAGTCGTGGGACTGTTCCTTGTGGCGATGATCCTGGGACAACTGGGGGTGCTGTGATGACTGAGCGACTGTACCGCAACGGACGCACCGTAGCACAACTGGTATCCTGCCACACCTACAAAGCGCGGGGCAAGTTGAACGATCAAACCATGTTCTACACGCTCCGCAAGCGCCACGGGACCGTCGAGGCCACGTCGGCGCAGTTCCTGGCCAACTGGAAGCCGATCGACGCCCCCCGACGTCCGTTGAACGCAGAGCGCTACACGTCAACCCGGGGCCAGCGGAGACGGGCGCAGCTCGGGAGGGAGTGATGACCGCCGTCGCCTACCTTTCCCATCGCTACAAGCCGATCCCAGCCAAGAGCGCCGCAGAGGCCGTCGCCTACTTCGAGGCGAAGTACGGCTATGTCCCCGCCCCGGTGATGGGCCCGGCTGGGTGCACCGATGCCGAGCCGTCCAACTATGTGCCGGATGGTTACTATCTATGTTCGATTCGAGAGGAGGTAACACGATGAACAAGCTCTTTGCCGTTCTCGCCATTCTGCCCCTGCTCCTGGTCCCGGCTCAGGCAACGCCGGGGGCTGACGACGCCTGCTTCACCACCCATAACTATCTCTATGCGACGGACGTGGGCAAGCTGCAGGAGCTGATCGACCAGGTCAACGCCCTGCCCGGCACCCGCCTGCGCGAGAACAACCGCTACCTGATCCAAGAGATCCTCAGCGTGGCCGTCGTGGATCTCGGCGATGGCCATTATCAACTGGTCGTGCTGCTCGAGCTCCTGGACACTTGCACGCGGGGGGAGTAAGCGCGGCAGAAAGGAACGCGGCGATGGGGGTATTTGACAAGTGACCCGGAATGTGCTATACTGATTCTTGCGAAGGTCCAATGATCGGCCGGTTCTGATTCCTGGCCCATTACCACTGTCAATATCCCAGTTCGGGCGGAAACGCCTGGGCAAGCAGCCGGTTCTACCGGCCGTCGTGGACCTTCGCAAGTCACGGCAGCTTGTCCAGGCGTTTTTGCATTCGTTTAGGAGCATAGGCGATGAGTCGAAATCAACAGAAGTCCGGCCGGGTACTATCCAAGTCCATCTCTCTCAGCGAGACGATGGCCGATCTTGCCGAGCCCGTGGCAATCCTGATTGCTACTTGGCTCATCCCCCACGCCGACGATCAAGGCCGGATGCGGGCCAGCCCGCGCCAGCTCAAGGCGCAGGTGTTCCCCATGATCGACGCCATCGGCGCCGCCGATATCACCGCCGCCCTGCAGCGCATGGCCGCCGTTGGGATGGTCGCTCTCTACACCGCCCCCGACGGCACCCCTCTCCTGCAATTCCTGTCCTGGTGGAAGTGGAACGATGGGCAGCGCTGGATTTATCCGTCAAACTTCCCCGCCCCGGAGGGCTGGCAGGACCGTGTGCGCGTCAACAGTAAGGATGTACCGCAATCTGCGGAAGTTTGCGGAAGTACGCCGCAAGATTCTGGTGGTGGCGACGGAGGAGGAGGAGGAGAGGGAGTAGGAGAAGGGAGTTTGGAGTTGGAGTATGGAGTAGGAGTAGGAGCTGGAGACACTTCCGCAGCCGCCGCCGACGTCACCAACGCCTACTGTGCAGCATTCGGCGTAGTCAGTTCGCTGGATGCCCAACTGGTGGACGATGCGATGAGGGAGTACCCTGCCCTGTGGATCGTCGAGGCTATCACCGAAGCCGTGAAACACAACAAGCGCTCCTGGCGCTATGCCGAGACGATCCTGCAGCGCTGGAAGCGTGAGGGCAAGAACAACGCCCATCTCCCTGCCGGTCAATCGCCCGGAGTAGAGGCCGCCATGCGCCGTGCGGCCGAGCTGCGGAAAGGAGACGTCAATGCCAACGCGTGACATTCCCCGAGCCGACGAAGCAGAGCGCGCCGTTCTGGGCAGCATCATGGCCCATCGGGATGTGATCCTGTTCGTGAGCAGAATCCTGCAGCCGGCCGACTTTTTCGACGCGCGGCGCCGAGCCGTCTACCAGGCCGCGTTGGACCTCCTGTCCGAGCGCACACCCTGCGACCTGGCCACGATTGCCTCACACCTGGAGGGCAGCGGAAAGCTCGAGGCCGTCGGCGGAACGGCGGCGCTGGCCCAGTACATCGACGCGGCCCCGGTCCCGGTGCACGCTGAGTCATACGCCCGCCAGGTGTTCGACGCGGCGCGGCGGCGGCGCTACCTGGGGTCTCTTGGCACGCTGGGGCAGCTGGCCTATGCCGTCAATAGCGACCCCTACGCCGAGGCGATGAAGGCGCTGCAGACAAGCCGCCAGGACCGCGGCGGTGCCATCGTCAACGGGCAGGACGTGGCCAGCAGCCTGCTTGACGAGATGCGCACGCCGCTTTCGGCGCCGCGCCCCACCTGGGGCCTCGGGTCGATCGACGAAAAGGTCTACCTGCGACCGGGCGCGTTCGTGCTGATTGCCGGCCGGCCTGGCGTGGGCAAGACGTCACTTGCCGAGGGCCTGGCAGATCATAACGCCAAGCGCGGGCTGCGGGTGCTCTTTGCCACGCTCGAGATGGGGCCGGATGATCTGTACCGCCGCCGCCTATGCCGACACCTGGGCATCTCCTGGGGCCACGCCTGCGAGCTCGCCTTGCTCGGGGACAATGACAAGGCCCGCGTCGCCGGGGCGCTGGGGGAGATCGAAGAGTGGCCGGGGCGGGTGGACTATCTGCCGGGCCCGTTCTCCGTCGCCAAGCTGCGGGCCGAGACGCTGGGGCGCATTGCCGAGGAAGTCTTGGACCTGGTCATTGTAGACTATGCCCAGATCGTCGACGAGGGCGGGCGGTCCCTGGTGGAGGTCAACACGGCCATCTCCAAGGGGCTCAAGCGGCTGGCCCTGGAGTTGAAAATCCCCGTCGTAGCCGTCTCCCAGCTGAACCGCTCCCAGGGCGACGCGGAGCGCCCCACAATGCGCTCCCTGCGTGAATCGGGGCAGTACGAGCAGGACGCCCATAGCATCATCTTCCTGTGGAGTGAGTTGGAGAACGGCAAGAAGCTGACGGCGGAAGGCTTCGAGCTCGTCAACTGGGCCATCGGCAAGAACCGCAACGGCCCCATCGGCGAGGGGACGCTGCTTTTCGACGGCCCGCGCTTTCAGTTTATGGAGTAGCCCAATGTCCAACACAATCCCTGTCCAAATGGCCAGGCTCCACCGCGGCGAGGCGCACTACAACGGCACCATCGGCACCTGCTCCAAGTGTCGCCAGCCGCGCCAGCGGGTCGAGGGCGGCGTCTGCCGGGCCTGTGCCCAGCACGCCAAGCGTGACAAGCCGGCCCGGCGACGGGCCCGCCGGGCGTGCGTCTGCTGTGGCGGCGAGGCGCGGGCGGGTTCGTCCTACTGCGCCACGTGCGCCAGCGTGCGCTACCGGCGGCGGCAGGACGATTACAATGAGCGGCGCAAGGAAGCGCGCAGGGGGAAGAGATGAGCAACCTCACCCGTTCCAAGATTGAGCGTGTCGCGTCCATCGTTGCCCGCGTGATTCTGACTATCCCGCTTGCCCCGCTGGTGCTAGTGATAGCGTTCGTGGGATGGCCGATGGCGCTTGGTGCCGCAATTGGGATACTTGCCGACAGAGAGCAAGAGGCAATGTGGGATATGGTCGGTGTATGCCTGGGGTTCATCGGGATGATTGCCTGGGTGGTTCTTTTCGTTATCCCCTTCGCCAACCAGGCCGCGGCGCTTCTGGGGAGTGGACGATGAAAGTCTACGTTGTTATCCTGGTCAGCGATATGGTCGAATGTGTAGCCTTTGACAACAAGGACCGCGCATGGGAGGTTTTCGACGCCGCCCATAGTCTCAAACCGCGCCCCAAGGGCGTGCACCTGTGCGCCATTGAACTCAATAAACTGCCGGGGGCCCTAGGCGCAGCGATTGAGAATCTTCGCGTTGTGGCCGCGCAAGGGAGGCTGCTATGACCGCCCTCCTCTGCGCCCTGGCCCTGGCCCTCATCGCCCCGCAGCCCGCCGACGTGCGCTCGGGCGCAATCGTCCACTACGGCCCCGGCCACGGCGACATGACCGGCATTGCCCAGCGCCAGGGTGTGACGGTCCGGCCGTGGGAAAGCTGCATCGCCGGGTGGTACGAAAGCGACCTGGGGCGGCGCGGTACGCTCACCGTCGGCGCGCGGGTGTGGCCGGTCGTGGTCTGCGACTACGCGCACCCTGCCGACCTGGATGCTATCCTGGCCCGCGGCATCGCCGGCGAGACGGCGTACCCGTTGGCGGTGGATGCGGGGTTCGTGAGCGACGGGTGGGCTGAGGGAACCGTGAGACTGGAGGCCAGCCGATGAGATACCTTTCCCTGTTCAGCGGCATCGGCGGCTTCGACCTGGGCTTTGACCGCGCCGGGATGGAGTGTGCCGGCCAAGTGGAAATCGACACGGCCTGCAACACGCTCTTGGCGCGCTACTGGCCTGACGTATGGAGGTGTGACGATGTGCGAAAAGTCGGAAGCGGAAACGCCCCAGCAGTTGACCTTGTTTGTGGCGGATTCCCCTGCCAGGACGTCTCCGTTGCCGGACGCCGCGCGGGCCTGGCTGGAGAGCGCAGCGGGCTATGGTTCGAGTTTCGCCGCATTCTGGCAGACATTAGACCGGCATGGGCTGTTATCGAGAACGTGCCCGGCCTGCTATCCTCTAACGGGGGACGGGATTTTTCCGCAATCCTTCACGGGTTGGGGGAGCTCGGGTATCTCGCGGCCTGGCGCGTGCTTGACGCTCAGTACTTCGGAGTGGCCCAGCGCCGCCGCCGTGTGTTCATTGTCGCAAGTCTTGGAGACGGACGTTGCGCCCAAGTACTTTTTGAGCGCCAGGGCGTGTACGGGGATTCTCCGCCGCGCAGAGAAGCGGGGCAAGACGTTGCCGCTCCAGTTAGCGCAAGCACTCCAAGCCGGCGCAACGGCGGCAGTTGCCCAGCGCCTGGAACGATGATCCCAGACCCGTTGACCTTCGACTGGGCGGCGGCGGCGTCCACCGACGAGGTCGTCGATCGACCTGGGGCAACGCGCGGCCTGTCGGCAAGCAGAACGCTGGCGGTCGCCTTTCCTTTGACCGCACGCCCCTCCCGGTTGTGCAATGAAGATAACTATGTCGCCCACACTCTGCGGGCCTCCGGTTGCGATGGCTCCGAGGACGGCACGGGGCGGGGGGTGCCGATGGTATGCGCCGCCCTAACCGGCAATCCCTATGCTGATAACGAAAGCAGGGAGTCGCTGCTTCATTCCGTCGCGTCCGGCGTCCGTCGCCTGACCCCCACCGAATGCTGTAGACTTCAGGGGTTTCCCGATGACTGGAACACTTACGGTATTGACGATAAGGGGAACCGTGTCGTTTTTTCCGACAGCGCCCGTTACCGGCAGCTGGGCAACGCCGTCTGCGTTCCGGTGATCGAGTGGCTAGGACAGCGCATTATGGAGGCATCCCAATGACCCCCCGCGCCGCTTTCGCCCTCGCCCTGCTCCTCTCCGCCGTCGCTGGCGCTTTCGCCGCCGTGGCCGGCCGGCCCTGGGGCGTGGCGCTGTGGTTCGGCGGCCTGGGAGCCGTGGCCGTACTGTTGGCGTGGCCGCGGCGCTACGGTCGCCTGGATACGTGGTTGTGGCAATGGGCGTATCGGCGGTATCTGGACAGCGGGGCATGGCGTAGCACGGCGCGGAACGTCCAGCGACGGGATAGGTTTACCTGCCAGGAGTGCGGCCTGCAAGTGCCGGAAGTCCGCTGGCGGCATTGTGGGCTGGAATACATCATGCTGGAGGGCAGCCGGTTACAGGTTCACCACCTGCCAGGGACATACCGCCGCTTTTGGTGGTATCTACTCGCCCCGCGCCTGGGGCTAAGGGAGAACCCGGACAACCTGAGAACGTATTGCCGTGGGTGCCACTTGGCAGCTCACGGCAGGGAGGATTAGATGGACGCCATTATCGTGATCTTGTTTCTCATTCTTGTCTTTTGGCGGTTGTCGCAATAGGGAGGCATAGATGGACGATAAGCGGGTAGTGCCGTGCGAGGTGTACAGCCGGGTGGTAGGATACATCCGGCCCGTCAGCTCGTGGAACACCGCCAAGCAGGTAGAATTCGCGCAGCGGGTGCCGTACCGGGTGCCGGCTGACAAGGAGGAGTAGCCGTGGGTTACGATGAGAATATGCAACGTGCCGAAGAGGAACACTATCAGGACGCCGCATGTGAACTTTGCCGGTGTGAACTCTCCGCCGAGCGGGACCGCCTCGCCACTGAGAACGCCGCGCTCAGGGCGGCGAATGAGATTCGCGTTACCGAGGTTCAGGTAACGGCACGAGTGGCATGGGAGAACAAGGAACTGCTTCGGAAGGTTGACAACTGCTACTGTCAGATGGCACACTTGCGGGCCGAGCGGGACGCACTCAAGGCCGATAGGGACGCCAAAGCCGCCGACCGTGACCGCCTCGCCGCCGCCCTCGCCGACATGACCGCCGAGCGGGACGCGCTCCGTGAGCGGGCCGAGATTGCCGAGACTCGCTTGGCGACGGCGGGCCGAGAGTTGCCGGCGCTGCTGCTGAGGCTGGCGGAGTGTACAGAGGATCTAGCACAGTGGGCCGAGACGTCAGCCCGCCACGGGATGCGCCAAGACTCCCTAGACGCCCGCGCCTGGGCTGGCAGGCTGGCGCAGCTGGAGGCAAAGCAATGAACGCATTTCTCCGCATGGCCGCTGGCTTTCTGGGGATGGTCCTGCTCCTGGCCCTGTTCCTGTTCGCCGTTGCCGCGCTGTCGGGCAAGCTGGGCGACGGGCCTTACCTGTTGATCTTGCTCGTACCGGCGCTGCTGATTGCCTACGCCCTGGCACAGTTTGGGGGGATGAGATGACCCACATCCGCGCCGCCCTTGCTGACTTGATCCATTTGTCCGCTCGAGTTTTTTCCGCCTTGCCCCACCTGCCGGCCCGCGCCTTCGCGTTCGTGGAGGACAACCTGGCCTTCCTGCTCATGCTGGCCTCGGGCTGGCACTTCGTCAAGGTGCTACAGAACTATGATCACGTCGCCGTCGCCGTCGCTATTGGCCTCTTGGTGGACGTGGGAACGTACCACAGCATCCGCATTGCTGCCCGCTACCGCTACGGCGTGGACCGCGCTGGCAAACACTACGGCCGGCGCGGCCAGTTCGTGCTGCGGTGGACCGTGGCGCTGATCATGACCGCGCTCTCGCTGTACTACCACCTGGCCTACTACGAGCCGGCCGTCCTGGTGGCGCGGTTCGTCCTGGCGATCCCGCTTCCGCTGCTGATCGTCGCCGTGAGCTACTTCCGCTCCGTTGACCGGCAGGAGCCGGTTACGGAACATGGCACGCCCGCCGCGCCGCCTGCCGCAAGCCCCGCGCCGGTCTGCGCCAAAGACGCGGCCTTTGCACTGTGGGCGCGCAATCCCGACGCCGCGAATGAGGAAGTTGCCGTCGCCGTGGCGCGGTCGCTGCGTACCGTGCAAGCCTACCGCGCAGAGTTTGCGGGCCGGCGAAATGGGGGCGCAAGTGTGGTACACTGACCGCGCCGCCCTGCTCCACCGCTTGCGCGACCTTGCCGCGTTCGCCATCCACGCCGGCGACGATGACCGCGCCGCCGCGCTGCTGAGCGTGGCCCGCGACGTGGACGCGGGGCGGGGCGCAGCGGTGGACACGGACGCGCTGTACAGGTACATGCGCGAGTTGGCAGCCGCCTACGATAGCCCCGGCTGGCGCGATGGGCTGGATACCGCGGCGCGTGTGGCGCACCTGCTCGGTTGGCGGCCGCTGGGAGGAATGAGATGAGCATTGAACCCATAGACCCGGCCGTCGTGATTCTCCTGGCTGTAATCATCCTGGCTGCGCTCATGGGGCTTACCGCGCTCATGGGGGGCAAGCGATGAACCGCTTTGCACAGCTTTGCATTCTCTCGATTGCCCTATTTATCGCCCTCCTGGCAGGTTGGGCCGTGGCCGTCCACCGCACGCCGCTGGCCTGGTTTGGCGCGGTGAGCGCGTGGCTGCTGACCTTGCTCTGGGGCGGGTTCGTCGTGGCCGAGATCCGCCTGGACATTGACGCCCGCCGCGCTGAGAACGACCGCCGCTGGGGCGAGGCCGAGCGGGTGTGGGTGGACCTGGACGGAGACGGCGAAGTCGATCCAGGGGAAGAGTTCACCCTGAACGACTACCGGCTGAACGAACCGGGCACGGCAGAGGTACGCAAGCAGCAGGCTCGGGCGCTGCTGCGCTGGATTTACGAGCGCCAGCGGCTGCGGCAGGGCTACGACCAACGGCCGGGGCGGGCCGCGTTCGGGCGCAGTTACGACGGCCTCATGAGCGACCTGGCACGCCGCGGGCTGCTGACGGGCCACACGACGGGCCACACGGGAAAGCCGGTGTTTGACGACGCCGACGCCGCGCTTGTGGCGTTTGACGGACAGGACGGATTATGACAACATTGTCATTATGTGGCTATCCGGGCAGGATTTACGGCTAAAATGGGTTGCTAGCAGCGCCTAGCGGGGGAAGAGGGGACTTAGTTGAAGTGGACGATGGCGCGAGTCAG